TTTAAACACATCTTTAGTCCAATCATCCATCCAAGTTAAATGTTGAACAGAACCATCATTGGCAATAATTGAAGACCAAATGTCCGCATATTCTTGTTCGCCTTTTGGCGTCAATGCAGAATCATTTGGATCAAGATGTTTCATAATAACTCTATCAAGCCATTTATTCTTATTCAATGAAGAACCACTCAGAGTATCTTGTCTATACGCATTCGCACGTAAGGGTTCAATCGAAGGAGACGTATTGCCCATAATAATAGAACTTGAAGCATTAGGAGCAATGGCGAGCATATGACTAAAACGCTTCCCAGTACCACTAGCATCAGGTGCTTCACCACGATCAGAACCCAACTGTAAATTTGCAACATCTAATTGTCCTCGTATGTGTTTAAATATTTGATTGTTTCTTCCAACTGCAAGTGCGCTTTCCCATGGAATGTTATTTCGTTGTAGGTAAGCATGCCAGCCTAAAGCGCCAATACCAATGCTGCGCTCACGGGTTGCACTATACTTTGCGCGTGCAATGGCAGAGGGAGCATTATCAATAAAATACTGTAAAACATTATCAAGCATTTCAGCAATATCACGAAGGAAGGTAGGATCGTTCTTCCACTCATCATAGTATTCCAAATTAACAGAGGATAAACAACAAACTGCAGTGCGCTCTTTATCTGTAGGTAAAATAATCTCAGAACAAAGATTAGATTGTCTAATACTTAAACCAAGTTTCTTTTGAAACTCTGGCATTTGTCTATTACTAGTATCAATAAAATGTAAATAGGGTTCACCTGTTTGCATTCTCATTTCTATAATACGTTGCCACAATTCTCTAGCAGGCACAGTATCTCTTACTTCGCCCGAATGTGGATCTTTTAATTCCCATGTATCATCTGCATCTTTATCTTGCATACATCGTTCAACAAGATGCATAAAGTTATCAGATATATTAATACCGTGATGCAAATTAAGTGTCCTCATATTAGGATCACCTGTTGGTTTTCTCATCTCTAAAAAGATAAGAATATCTGGGTGACTAATATCAAGGTAAGCAGCATAAGAGCCACGGCGAGTACGACCCTGTCGATATGCGAGCGAAGAGGCATCATAAGTGCGAAGGTGAGGCATAACACCAACAGATTTATCGTCAGCAGAACGAATACCGATACCAATTCCAACTCCTCCGCCCAGCATACTGAGCCAATTTACTTCCGCGAGAGTATTAACCAAGCCTTCAGCACTGTCATCGAGATATGGTAAGAAACAAGAAATAGGAAGCCCGCGCTTGCTACGACCAAAGCTAAGAATGGGAGTAGAATAAGAAAGCCAATGCTTAGACGAGAACTCGTAAAGTCTTTGTGCATGCTCCGCATTCGAACCAAACGTTTTTGATACATAAGCAAATCTTTCTTGAGGGGATACTTCATCCTCTCTCATATAACTTTCTTTTAATCTTTTAATACCTAATTCATCAAATAAACTATCTCTAGTATAATCGACATTAATCCCATGGACTACATCTTTACTCATCTTTACTCCAATTTTTATTATTTTACTGACTCAAAAATATTCTTTTGTATTTGATACCATTCAATCCATGCGTCACTTTTAACTGCACATTCGTAGTATGTGCTATAATTTATTGTTACTGTTTTAGATATATCGCTTAGTTTCGCGTCATCTTTTAACTTTTCAAGTTGCGGGCACTTGGACAAAAGTCTTTCAGGAACATCTGGAAATTTTGCTTTTACTGGAACAGTAGTAGAACATGCTGTCATTATAACAGTAAATACAACTAAAATAAAGTGCTTAATTACATTCATTTTGGTTGCTCCGCGGCATCATTGTGTGCTTTGATAAATTCTTTTGGGATCTCGCAAATTCCGCCAGGGGCGAATTTTGTATCATACTTAACTATCTCTCTATCTACATATTTAACAATATCATTACCTCGTCTAGTAATGTATTCTGTTTTCTTCACAACTTTTTCTACAATTTTTATATTTTCTTTTGCAGATTTAACTTCTGTCTCTGCGACTTTGGCTTCCATTTCTCTTACTCTGGCTTCCCAAGCAGCATTATCTGCTAGTCCACCTTCAAGAAAAAGACCAAGTGCTACAAGTATATATCCTACTATTTTTGTAGGGGTAGTGTAGGTTCGAATGAAAGGTATGAACCCAAAGAATGTACTCGCAATTACAGCTAATAAGCCTGTTGCGAGTATTGCATGAAAAATCCAGTTAGGAAGAAAAGATAGAATCCACATATTTTATTACTCCGAGAGTAATATATATCTTTTCATAATTCTTTAGTGAGAGGAAATACTTTAGAAATCACCTCAGCGCATGCTTTTGCAACTTCAATATGTTCTTTTTGTGTGCCGTTTTCCGATCTAAGTTGAATATAATGTATCCAACTACGCAAAGTACCAGCCATATACAAACGACTAACCGTATTACCTTCAGGAAGAACTACTCTTGCTTGTTCCTTTGCAATACCATTATTAATAGCCCATTTATAGGTGTCTTTTGCCAGCTTGATTATATCATGCTGTTTTTCTTCCCACATTCTACTTAATTCTCTATCAGCAGGATTTGACATATCTAACTCTACAGAATTTTGTCTGTTCTTAGCGTCTTGCAGGCGAGCCTCTCGTATGTCGAAATCTAAATCCTTTGTAGGATCTGCATAACGCTGACTAAATTCTTGAAATGAGAATGAACGATGACGAAGCATTTGTCTGGCAATGTCTCGTGTTGTTTCAATCTCAAGTGTTAAAGATACCATCTCTAAAGGCGACCAATGCTTATTAGCAATCAGATATTTAATTAGCTTTTCAGATGTGTCTTTATTGCTTTGATTAGATGGATTTGAAACTCGAGCACAAAATGCTACGAGTTCTGTCATATTTTCTGCAAAATATTCTGCAGGTTGTGAGTATGATACAATATCTACTTTCATATTAATCCCAAAGATTTTGATAATATCTACCAAACAGTCTAAAACCGTTTTGTATTCTAGCTTCGACTACCTTCATACCTTCATAATCGCATTTATATGTGTTATTAGGGCCGTCTTTTATTTGATAGTATTTGTGTTCGCCCTTAGGCACTTCGTTGCCGTCTTTATCGACGGGAACCCATATTGTGTCATGGACACCACTACGAAATTCTTCTTCCCAGCTGTCATCGACTTTACATTGAAATGCAAAAATCATTTCATCTAGAACATATTCCCAGCGCTTGAAATGGTTGCCATCGGTGTCCCACTCGTTTTCTTTCGGCGGCGCAGATGTTGATTTTAGTTCTTCTGGTACATCTTCATCGTCCACAAATCCCGCACCATGTTGTGTTTCTTTCAGTTGCTTTAACATAGGAAGGATGATAGGACTCAGGGTATGATCCATACTCCAAGTATCCCAGTAGTCAATCTTAACATAGTCAATTTTTGGATGTACACGATCCAACACCCATTGTATGCCTCGACTAATTGGGACTAGATAATCATTCCACCTTTCACACCACTCTGGACGCTCTACAAATTTTGTAGTTGCCTCTTCCAATGTAGGAATACCTTTTTTGCGACTACATTTAGACCAATCAGTCCAAAAGAAAATGTAATCAAAAATGGTATAAGGAGAGATCCAATGATCTCGATATTTTCCAATATATACTTTCATCAGTATTCTGCCTTCTCGCCTTCTTTAGTAAAGAATGTATTCACTTTATGTTCATCGCTCCATGATTTTGCGTAATCATTTTCTTCGTCGCATAATTTTAATGCATCTTCTTCGGAGATAACTCGGTGACTAACAATAGTCTCGCCTAGATGTTTTTGACTAAATTCTTTTGCCTCATTCATTGTTACTGTATCAAGAGCCCATTCTGCTTTACCTTTTGGTACTTGAACCATATAACGCTCACGGAATGTACTAATACATTCAACCATAACCCATTCTTTTTCCTGTGCCATTTCTTTTTTCCTCAACAACCAAGAACCATCTTTTTGGTCAATCCATTCTAAAGTATCACCAATATGCCAACCCGTGTCCGCCCAAATTTCATCGTCAAGGGGAAGAATTAAATCGCCTGTTTCTGGATCTGTAATTAATGTAACAACTTTTTTCATCTTAGCACCTTTTCCATTCCGTAAATTTCATTTTTGCTTCTAACCCTGAGAATACATTCTTTGCTACAATTTTCTTAGCATCAATGCCATTCTCAACCATTTCATTTATGTCCTTCTCTTCGATAGTCTGAGGCCATATAACCACATTATAATGTCTATCTATGATCTTGTCAAGCACTCGGACAACATCCTTATTTCTCGGCTGGTTATCAATAATCATAACTAATTTATCTTTTGGCAAATCTAATGTTTCCATTTTTCCGAAAGATGTTCCGCCTACTGCAATTGCGTTTGGTAAAAACAAACTATCCAAAGGACCCTCAGTTACATAGATTGTTTTATCTTTATCAATTTCATTCATACCAAAAATTAAAGGATCTTCTTCTTTAATTTTAATTACCAAATATCGAAGTGACTCGCCTCTTAATCCTCTACAAGTAACACCCGACAACTGACCAATCGTGTTATAGAAAGGTATAACCAATCTTGGTTCTTCCGTTGTTATTTTGTCTTTGTATTTATCGGATAGTTGAACAATATTCTTGATGTTATCAATAAAATATAATCGTTTGAGCTTATCTCTCGGAATCTTTCTTTTTAAACAGAATTGAACCACTTCGTGATCTTCGGGCAATGTATCAACTCTATCTAGTAATTTGTCTAAAAGAGTTTCCTCTTTCTTTTCAAATACTGGTTCTACCATTTTAAATTTATCTTCAATCTTTTGATGAGGTTTATTAAATGGTAACCCCTCGTTGTATCTTTCCATTACATATTGATTATACTGAAAATTATCTAACTGCTTTAGGAATGAACCAAAGTGCATGGATACACCGCAGTTATGACACTTGTAGAACAAATCATTTTTCTGAGGAAAAAAGAATCCTCTTGCTTTGTTCTTTTTAGATTGCGAATCCCCGCAGATGATACAACGACAATTATATAACCGTTCGCTCTTTTGTTTGAAAAGAGGAAGCCGACTGCTTACAAGTTTTAGGTATTTAAGATCAGTGAATAATGACAAAGAAGACTCCTTACGAGCCTCAATTATAATATGATTTGATTAAGGTGTCAAGCCTTAGAAGAGTCTTTCCAATTTCAAGTGAGCCAAAACATAACCAACAACTATAGCACCGCCCATTATCATCCACCGCCATTTTTCGATAGATGTAATTTTATCGGCAATTGCTTTATGTTGTTCAGTTGCAGCTTTATTTTGCTGGTCTAACTTTTCCATAACCTTATCGTGTTTGGTTTCAATATTCATATGGAGATCGTCTCTCATATCACTGATACGATGGTGCAAGGTTGAATAGTTTTCATCTATCTTTTCTTCAAGTTTTTCCATGCTGTGAGTTATGGAATCAACTTGTGTTTCTAGTACAGACACTCTTATATCTGTATCTAAATTTCTTTCAGACATTTGGTTTGCCCCTTTTGAACATGCTATTAGATGCAGTCCATTTTTTCTGTGCTTTTTTACTTACTGGAGGATTGTTATCTAGACCTGCAACACCTGCTGTTGCTACAGCATTATTTGCTGAGGCTACCGCACCTGCTCCCATTTCTTCGGTGAATTGCTTGAAGGTAAAAATCTTTTGTTTATCTAATGCCTCATTCACAATCTTGAGCTCCTCTGTCAAATCTAAATTAATTCTTTTAAGGAATTTTTCTTCAAGATTAATCGACTCTTTGCCGTTTGCTAAATCTTCACGAACTAACGAATATGCTGCGGCAAGAGAAAGTAATCTTTTATTCTCAATAGGTAATTTTTCTATAATACGCTTTAATCTAAATACTAATCGGTGCAATAGAGTATATGCATCTCTAAGTTCTACAGTATTTAGATCGCGCATCTTTTTCAACTCTTTACCCTTTGCGTCTATAATTCCAAGACGAAATGCCTCAGTCTTATCGAAAGGAGTAACAAGCATATGTAATATTCTATATGCTATAATTGAGTCTACAAATTTTCCCATTTTAAATTTTCTTTAAGTTTTCTAAAATTGTTTCATCTATAGGTATATCGTTATCAAGTATTTCTATACCTTCTGACACAATAACTTTCATTGGCATATAATTTAAAAATACTAGAAAAGTTTTTATCTGAGGCCAAAACTTTTCTTCTAATTTAAAAAACAACATTTTTGTTGTTGCTTCAATTCCAAATAAATTTCCAAGTACAATTATATGATTAAGAATTAATCTTTCTTTTAATTCTTTCCCCACATTATGTTTTCTCAATAATCTCTTAATGTATTTAAATCTCTTAAGATCATCTAAAAATTCATCCATCCCATTACAAGACGGATTATCGTAATTTTTTACTGCGAACATAGTAAAATTATCTTCAGTCAATTCAAAATTCATATTTTATCTTAAGGTTAGTGCCCCATTTGTTATTGTTATTCCACCACCCATATTACCATCTGACAAATTTGCAAAAGGATTATATAAGAACTTGTTAGAACTTCCTTGCAAAGATCTCAAATTTGTGTAGTCACTCGTTAGGCCTGTAGTATATATAACACCTGAACCTGCCGTTGTATTAGCAATCCATTTTTTCATTTGGTCTGGCTTTATACCAGGATTAAGTTGAAGATATAAAGCGCCAACCCCGCATACTTGAGGTGCTGCCATAGATGTTCCGCTTAATACAACTTGTTTAAAGCCTGCATCATTTCCATATGCGGCAGAGCTGAATGCATTAGTATTACTTGTTGCGCTTAGTACATTTGACCCTGGTGCAAATATATCAACACCTGGACCAGTTTCACTAAATACAGATTTCCATTCTAATGAGGATGAGTATGTGTTTGTGTCAGAAGATCCAACTTTTATTGCTTGATCATCTAAAGGACTAGATCCTTGGTGGTAATTATAATCGCTTCCACCTGTTGTCAAGTAATTATTATAATCAAGACCACCTGGAACATCTACCTTATGATAATTATTACCTGCAGAAATGATGACATGTATACCTTCGTCTATCATTTCCTGAACGTCTACATCTACTTGGCCTTGTCTGAAATTTGCAATAAAATTTGCGCCACTCATCAAAGGAACAATACCATAATTAGTCCATCTATAGCTAGAGTTACCTGTTGTACTAGCATCACTATATGTGTTACCTCTGTATGTAACAGATGAAACTGTAGAATATGTTAAACTATATCCCCAACTCATATTAACTATTGTTGGTCGTCTAAATCCTGTCGCAGGATCAATTGGTTTATTTCTGTGCCATAACTTTATTACGTCAAAGCAATCAGTAACTGAAATTCCTGTACCAGAATCTCCTGTACCTTCAAGACCATTTACTTTGAGAGCATATATTCTAGCATTCTTTGCCCAGCCAAAAGTTCTGCCTGCGGCAATTGCGGCAACATGAGTTCCATGTCCTTCGTAATCTCTGTAATGATTCGCGCTTTGTGTTCCACCTAAACCACTAGCAGTATACCAATTTATTTGTTGTACTCTTGTATTGCCTGCATTATCTAAAAACTCTGGGTGATATACTTCAATACCACTATCTTGTATAACAACATCAACGCCTGTTCCGTCTAATGTGTAATCGTAATTTCCTGTTGCCGTTAATCCTGAGCCATAATTATTAATTACATTACTTGATCTGAATAATCCCCAGTTACTTCTTGTTCCCGTTGATACTGCACTTTTACTAAAATCGCCTCTTTGGTAACCTTTAAATCCCATCACAACATCGTCTCTTTGAGATAATGGAATTTCTACAGAATATACTCTTGAATCGTTTTGTAGTGCAGATGCTTCGTCATCTGTAAGTGAGTAATGGCAGCTACGCAAGCTACCATCTCTATTATTAATAATTTCTATTTTTCTGTCAGGTATGAATTCCAAATTGATTGTTTCCGATTCCATCTCTTTCCAAAATGTATCGTAATCAATTCCTTTATTTAAACTGACAATATATTCTTTAAGCATTAGCCACACCTGTTGACGGGAATTGTCTTAATTGCCCGGGATATACTATTCTAACAGCACCATCGCCACCTGGGGAAGCGGATCTATTATCTCCACCTACGCCCCCACCGCCTCCTTGTCCCACAGACATTGAGAAATAATCATTTGAACCATCGCCGCCATTTGTTGCTGGAGAAGTAGAAGTACCACCAGCGCCACCTGCGCCTGTTGTTCCTTTACCTTGAACACCTACACCGCCACCATTAGCACCAATTCCTACTCTATTAACATCGCTTGCATATCCTGCGCCACCGCCGCCACCACCGCCGCTATTTGTTGCTGCAGCGTCTCCGTTAAAACTTGCCGCGGTTGCTGGACTACCTGTAGCGCGTCGACCTTTGCCACCAAAACCGCCTACACCGGAATAACCTGCAGCGCCACCGCCACCCGGTGGTCTAAATCCTACGGTTGTTGTATCTATTGTTCCGCCATATCCACCCGCTGCACCACCATCGTATACGCCGGAAATTTGTCCACCTGTTGCATTTGTTGAACCAATTACAACTTGCGCAGTTCCTCGTGTACCTTTAGAACCTCCACCTGCAATACAGGAAAAGGCACTTGATGCGCCTCCATTTGTAGAATCTTGTGTTGTTGTTCTGTTGATTGTTATTTGACCAGCTCCGCCTGTACCTACAACTATTGTATAGGTTACTCCTTCGGTAACAGCAATATTATTTCTATATGCTAAGGCTCCACCGCCACCTCCACCACCGACACCTATTAAATCTGATCCTGCGTCTCCACCGCCACCTCCACCTACGCAAATAACCGAAACGGCAGTAACTCCTGCAGGGCAAACCCAATCATATGTTCCAGGTGTTGTATATTCATCTTGACCATATACATAAAAAGATTTGCCATAAAAATCATATAATGAAATTGTACTTGCGTTAGCAGTTAATGCCGCAAGCCGTCTTGCCTCTCTATCATTTAGGGCAATGGTTGCTTCTGCGGATTTGTTTATTTCTAGATTAATGGAAGAGCCTACGCTACTTCCACCCATACTCATTTCGCCATCTGCATTTAAGGCCATTACTCGCCCCTTATGATTGCATCAACTTTATCTTCTAATTGTTTGATTGCTTCAACCAATACAGGAATAATTTTTTCATATCTAATTGTTAGATATTGCTCATCAATTGGTGCAGGTGCTGTTACCTCGGGTAATACACTATGGGTATCTTGTGCAGATAAACCAATTTCTCTTACCTTTTTATAACCAAGAGACTGTGCAAGTTCGTTTGCCTCATAATAGAAACCCGTCAATTGTCTGATAATACCTAATGCATCTTTTATTTCACCAACTCGTGTTTTTAGTCTATCATCCGAGTAATATGCAGTAATATTATTTGTTGCACGAATTTCTCCAGCATTTGTAGATGCCGCGGTACCTACACCTAGCGAATTAACTTGTCCATTCGATGCTGTAGTAAATCCACCAGGTGTTCCTGTAGCACCAGTTAAACCTGT